GACGGGGGTCGGCTCGGGCTGGGCCTCGTCAGCCTCCGGCTCGCCGGGGGGCGGGTAGCCGGCAGAGCCACGGCCCGGGTGGGGGCCGTCGACCCCCCGAGCAGCACCACTGGAGATGAGCGCTGTAGCCGTGTGCCAGCCCATCTTCTGGCGCCACCCGGGCTTCCGGTTAACGCCTGCGATACGGTGCTCTCGTTTCAGCTCAATCCACATACTAAATCACCGGGGTCGAAGGTAGGCTGTCGCGCATAGCTTTGAAGCGCAGACCGTACGAGGTCTGTGCCAGATCGGGGTCTTCGTCGGCGGCCTTCCCTGCCCCCTCGTAGGACACAGAGAGGTCGCCTTCGCTGAGGTCCGTGACGGCACCAACACCCTGCGACCCGCTGGCCTGCACCTGCGTCCGTTTCGTCAGCGTCAGGAGGTGCGCAGCGAGGTAGATGGCTCCCTGGTGGAACTTGCCAGCCTCGGCCCACGCAGAGACGTTCATACGCTGGTCCACAGCCGCCTTCAGAAACGTCTCGATCGTGTCGTCCGTTTCGCCAGACAGGTCAGGAATCAGCGTCTTGAACAGATTGACTGTATCGCTGTTGATGCCCGCCATAGGTGGCCTCCGTTACAGTTCGACTTCGCTCTTGTCGGCCTGCTGTTTATTGAGCTGCGCTCGCAGCTCCTGAATCTGATCTTTCAGCATCCGAAGCTCCCCCTCGCTGGACGTCGCCTCCCCGTGGCCGTCACGAGTGCCGTCGAACATCTGGCCGTCCTGCAGCTCCGCAGCTCGCGCCGAGAGGGTGGTGATGAGGCTGGGGCTGGCGGGGCCCGAGAGATCGCGCCAGTCCGCCTTCGTCGGCTCGTAGTCAGGCCGCAGGATGCCCTCGGCCTCCCGGTGCTTGAACCGGTCGTCCTCTTTCATCTCGTCCCACACCTCATCGGGCACGTTGTTGTGACCCGGCTTCACCGTGTAAGTGTCATATTTGAAGACGGGCTCATCCGTATCGGGGCGGTGGATCTCCCGCTTGAACTGGACGATGAGAGGCGAGCTAATCTTGGCGAAAATTTGCATATCTGTGGCCCAGATTTAGGGTGTAGTGTTACGGGTGAAAGTGGGCCCAATTGGGTGTTTACGGGCGCGCCCGTACCGGGCTGGGCCACAGACCCGGAAGCGTGTCAGCGGGCCGTAACGGCCCGCCGAATCCTAGTCTGTTACGCCGCCGGGACCTCGCCGATGGCAGCGCGCATCGGGTAGTTGAAGACCGTGCCGCCCGACTTGGCCACGCAGTTCGTGACCGTGGCGAGGTTGTCGGTCTGCGGGGGACGCTGGGTGAACTCGCGGAACAGCTTGTGCTCCACGGTGTCTTCCCGGCTGTCCAACACGGCGATGAGGTCCTCGCCGTTGGGCCCAGCCCCGTCGAACTCCCGAATCGGTTTGATCTCACTGAGGAACGGGTTCTTGTCCTTCAGGTAGTCGGCGATGGTCGTGTTGTTGTCCTGCGAGCGCGGCTCGCTGTGAATGTGGGTGTACGGGTCGGTCGCCATTCCCAGCGTATCGGGCATCGCGTTCTGCTTGGTGATCTTGAACGTGTCGTTGATGAAGCTGTTGAGCATCTGGCGGATGTTGCTTTGCGACACGGTCGGGCCGATGGCGTGGTTCAGCAGCACCCGGGGGACGTCGGGGAAGTTGACGAAGCCGAACAAGTCCTCGGTCGGGCTGCCGAACCACATAATCTGGTTCATCAGCTCCTCGATGGCCCGCCGGGCCGCGTTTGCCCGCTTGGTCGTGATATTCATCCCCTCGGCCTGCGACTTCTCCATCTCCTCGAAGGTGTGCTTGTAGGCACACCCGAACGAGCGGGCGTTGAACGTCTCCTCGCTGACGCCCACGTCGGCCAGCGGCAGGTCGTCGGCGGCGTCGGCGATGAACTCAGCGACCCCGAGCATCTCGTACATCTCGTGGACGTAGAAGTCTTTGTACGCGGGGATGTCGGTCCCCTGCGGGATAACCTCCCGGCCCGTAAGGGGTGCCGGCTCCTTGAGCAGCACCTCGGTACGGACATACTCCAGCTGCCGCTTCGTGAAGCTGGCCAGCTCCGGGCTGATTCCGTTTGCGTCGATTCTCCAGTTTGTCATGGTCTTGCTCCGTTACGACTCGTCGTTAGCACGAAATTGCGGCCCGTAAGAGCTGGCCGTCACGCCAGCCCTTCAGCGGGTGTTACGGCAGCTCCAAAACCGCCTGATTGCTGTTGGGAATCTTGTACCACCGGCCCCCTTCCAGCGGGACGCATCCGCTGTCCCAGCTGGGCCGAAAACCTCCCAGCTTGTCGAGGCTGCCGTTGGCCGACAGACGGACGTACACGGGGTCCCCCATACTCGGCTCGGCCTCGGGCTCGACGCCGATACGCCCGCCGTTGGTCAAGGCGTTGATAGGGCTGTTGGGCTGGTAGCGCACCCCGTCAACTTCCGGCTCGACGAGCCGCTTGCCACCCGCCATAGCGGCGCCAGCAAACAACCCGTTGATGTCGTCTCCGGCCTCGTTGACCGTCAGCGTCCAGTCCTGCCCAGAAGCCTCCAGCCCCGTGACACGGAAGTCGACGAAGCCCGCCGTCTCCGCAGTGATCAGAAGCTCGCTGGGGTTGGGCGCCGTGTCGGTCGTGACGTCCACGAGGTCGGTAGCGCCGTCGAGGGCCGACTGAAGAGCCCCCAGCACCGTATCGACGTCGCCGCCGTCGGTAGTCTCGGCGACGTACGTCTCGCCGTTGACCTCCAGCACGACCGTGTGTCCCCCGGCAGTGTACCCGTCCAGCGTCAGCTTCAGCTGGCGGGCCGTAAGGTTGGTGGCGTCCAGCAGCCGCCCCAGCTTGTCCCCGTGGGCTTCGAGGCCCCGACCAAAGGGCACCGGGTCGGCATCCTTGGGGGCCTGCGTTTCAGCGTTGGAGAGGTTGTTGTCGGTTTCGCTGAACTGAAAGTCCGGCTGATTCTCCTGCCGACTGGTGATTGTCAGGATGTCGTCGTTGTTCGGGTCCTCCTCGGCGACGACCTTCCCGCTGACCAGCCGCTCGCCGTTGATGGCAGCGACCAGAGCGTCACGGATCCCCTTCTTGGTGGCAGCGTCGCCGCTGACGATCGACACGTCCACGTTTTCGACGGTCACCGTGTACGTGGTGTCGTTGCTGGCCGTGTCGACCGTGACCTGCTGAATCTTCTTCTGCTGCGGGTGCTTGTTGGTCAGGGAGTCGACGTCGCCGACCTTCGCGTGGATACGCTGGCCGACGCCGAACGGGGCGATGTTGTCTCTGTACTGTGTCTGCGTCATCTGGTCTATCCTTTTGGGTGCGTATCAGCGTATCGTCACGTAGTGTCCGGCCCACCCGTTTCAGGGCAGGGGTCCAGCGTCAATCGTTTCCTTCCCCGGTGAACTTGATCCGGTAGGCCGCCTGGGCCTCCTCCTCGCTCATCCCATCGTCACGCCCATCCTGCCGGGCCTGCCCCGACTGTGCGCTGGCCCGGTCGTAGTTGGTGCCTCCGGGCTCTTTGGAGGCGTCCCCGTGCTGGGCTTTGATGATGTCGAAGGCGCCGTCGATACGGGCCTCACTCAGCTCCGAGACGTCCTTGTCGATCCGGGTGCTGACGATCTCGCGTTTCAGCTCGTCGTTCAGCAGGTCGTCGGGCTCGGCGTCGACGTTGAACGCCTCGGCCATCCCCTCCAACTTGCGCCGCTCCTTCTGGTAGCGCTTGAACGCCTCTTGGCTGTCGAAGCGGAGGGCCGCGTCGGCGCCATCCTGCCGGGTTTGTCCGCCGTCCTCGTTGACCCCGGGGGGCTGACCCCCGCCGCCGTCGTTGCTCGGCTCTCCGGCCCTTTCTCCGCCGGCCTCGTTGGTACCACCCATCGAGGTCAGGGCTTCGACCTTGCCCTTCAGGTTCTCGATCTCGGAGTTCATCTTGTCCCGCTGGTCCCGCAGCTTCTCCAGCGCCGGCTGAATCTCGCTGAGCTTGGCCTCGGCGTCGGCCAGCGCATCGCGGACCTCGGCGGGCAGGGAGACGCCCCCACCCCCGTCGCCGTCACCGTCGTCCTCCCCTTCGGCGTCGGCGTTGAATTTGGCCAGCGTGGCCTGCGTCTTCTGGATCTCGTTCAGAATTTCTTTCAGCTTCGGGGCCATCGTTCCGCTCCTCTCGTTTGGGTCTACCTGTACGCCTAATCCGTCCACTTTCGTCACACGAATATCCGGCCCGCCTCGGGCCTGTGGTTCGAGCGCTACATGGTTGTAGTCGCGTTTCGTCTGCACTCGATCGTACTCTGTACCGTCCGGGGCTGTGCCGGGTGTGTCGTCGAGGTCTGCGTGGTAGCCGGGGCTCGCCTCTTCGCGATCCCCGCTCTTGACGCCCCGCTGCGCTTCCTTGTCTCGTATCGCTACCTTGACCGTAACATAACCGTCTTCGTCTACCACGACTTCGCGCCCCACGTCCCCGGCCTGAAAGTCCTTGACGTTTTCGGGGGATACCTCGACCGGATTGCCCTCTTCGTCCCTCGGGTGCGTATCAGTGAGCACCGTACGCCCCAACGACTTGAGGCTCTCCGGGTCGTACAACGTCTCCGGTGGCACGTACTCCCGTACCAGCCCGACGTCTTCCCGGTACGTCAGAACGCCTGGTTTCGCTACGCGAATGGTGGCGAACATAACCCCGTCACTACGCTCCTCGAAGCTCTTTAGCTTGGAGCGATCTAGCCGGAGGCGTCGGTTCATTTACGGGCACTTTGTGGGTGTGAGTTACGTTGTTACGTAGGACGGTTGTTACGCTGTTACGGTTGTAGCGTAGGGAGTTGCCGAAGGGGCGTCAAGTGGTGTTACGCCACCAAGTTAGCGACGATACCTGCAGCGATACACCTGCACTGTACGGCATCGCCCGGGTGACCTTCCGTCGGGTGTGGGTTGCCCCACCTCCGTACCGTACCACCCAAGATGTCGTGTTCGTCACGTACTCGACCGTCCCCAACAGTGATCCACTTGTACCGGGTGATTCCGTTGTTACGCTGGCGCACCCGGTTCAGGTCGCTGTTGAATTTCGACACTTGGTCACGAGCGATCAGCTTGGCCCGACTGCGCGCCACCCCCAGCCGCTTCTCGAACATCTCGATCAGCTCTTCGTGACGCCGGCCCTCCCGTACCGCCTTCGTCAATTTGGCGTTTACTTGGTCGAAGACCTGTCGGTCTACGTCCTTGATCAGATCGAGGTTACGCGTGACAAAGATGTTTTTGCGCCGCTGCAGTCGCGGGTCTTGCATCAGGGGGTCAACGCTGGCCACCCGCTGGAAGTCCTTGCGCAGCTCTGTAGCGTTGTGGTTGTCGACTGCCTTCTGGATGCGCTGGAGGTCTTGCTCCGGGTCCGGTACACCCCGACCGTACTCTAACCGCACACCTTCCAGAGCCTTCTGTAGCGTAACGACGTCTTGGCTTTTTGTCCCGTCTGCACGCCACTCGTGGTCGGCTGCGTCAGCCCGTGCGTTCAGGCCCGGTTTCATGCGGTTGAGCACAGGGAACAACGCTTCGCGCAGCTGCTCTGCGAGGTTGTCGAGCCGCTTGTACAGCCGTCCCCTGTAGCCCCGCTCCAAGTGCTCCGGCGTGGTCACCCCCAGAACGCTCGGGTCTTTTCTCGGGTCTTCCCCGTCGTGTCTACGACGTACCAACGGCACTCTCAGCCCTCCCCGTCTTCGACGGCCAGATCCAGCGTGCCCCACAGGCGGCACCACCCACTAGCAGCCACCCGGCCCCGAACGATCTTGCAGCCACCCCCGTCCTCGTACCAACCACACCCGGCGCACGTCTCCTGCCCGGGGCTGCTGTTGGTGTAGCCGACGTCCGTCTTGCGTTGCTTCTCCGGCTCGCCGTCCCCGGCCCGTACAGTGGGGTTGCTGTTTGGTGGTCGGGCGTCTCCCCGGAACCGCCCGTTGAGGTCTTGCAACGTAGCGTAACCCCCCAGCAGAAGGAACGTCACATACGTCCCCGTCTGGTCGTCCGGCTCCGTGCCCTCATCGGGTACGTTCGGCTCCCGCATCTTGAGGGCCTGCAGGGCGTATCGGGCGCACTCCTCCCCCGTAACGCCTCCGAGGATCTCGTGGGCGACTTCAACGGTACGATCGGAATTGACCAACCCGGTACGCTCCTGCAGTTGGATACCCCGGCGCACAGTCTCCCGCACGTCGGCAGGCACCCGCCAGACGTACCCGGCGTCCTCCCGGCTCTCCCAGCCCCCGCCTGACTGGCCCTGCTGTTCCTCGTCGTCGAGGTCCTCGTACAGAATGTCGCGCGCCTCAGTGGGCGTAACGACGCCAGCGTTGATGAGCATAACCTGCGTTTCAGCCCGGGTCTTTTCGACGTCCACCTCCTCGGCTGGCGTCTGCTCATCCAACGGGCCGAAGCCTATCTCGGCCTGCTCGGGTAGTGGTTTACCGTACAGGCCCCACCACAGCGCCTTCGACACCGTGTAAGCGGCAGGCTTGTACAGCTGGGAGCGCTCGTCGCGTCGGTCGTCAAAGTAGTTGTCACGACCCGTCTCGTCCTTGGTGCTCAGCCCGCTGGGCATCTGGCCGAACAGCATGGTCAGGGGCATCCCCGTCACCATGGCCAGAAACTCTTGCATGATGCGTATCGACTCAGCGATGCCACTGAAGTCGACGCTGCGCATCTCCAACGACTCGTCTTTGCTGGCGTCTAGGACGATGGCGTTCAGAAGCGACTTGCTCATGTTCATCGCGCTGAGGCGCTTCATAACCATCTCGCGCCCGTTGTCGTTCTCAACGAGCGTCTCGTGCAGTTTGGCCAGCCGAAGAATCCCGAACGTGAATTGCTCGGCTGCCGAGGAGTTCGCCTCGGCCCCTTGCTCCAGGTCCTTGATGACCTGCTGGGCTGCTTCCAAAACCGGCTGCCCCCAATAGTCGTAGTTACCGGCCCGCTCGGGGCGCACACGTAGCCCCGGGAAGGGGATGACACGGTCGGCGTGGATCTCGGCGTTGCTCGTTATGGGGCTGCCCCGGCTGTTGAGGATGGCCCCGGTGCTGCTGCCGCTGGTGGCGTCCTGTGGGTGGAAATCGTACAGGCTCGGCTTCCGCCAGTCAGCGTCCCGCAGGTCCGTCTCGAAGCTGTTAGGCTTGGGCGATAGGTCCCACCGGTCAAGGACGTGGACGGCCCGTAGGCCCCCAACCTCCCGCCAGCTGACGGGCTGGTCCAAATCGCGCCCGTCTTCCAGCACCATCAGCAAAGCGCTCCCGCCTGTGTGGCGTGACGCTATGTGGGCCTCCCGCAGTTTGTTGGGCAGGTCGATCTCCTGCTGGAGTCGTTTTCGTAGAGGCCGGTTTTCCTCGTCTCCGACCTGCAACCACACCCCGGGCCGGGTGGCGTCTTTGGGGGGCTTCTCTACGATACGCCGTCCGAAACGCCCGTCCTCATACAACGCGTCCAGCTCCTCCCGGCTCATAGCCTCCTCGGGAGTGATCTTGACGTGTTGGCGGGGGTCTTGTTTCGGGTCGCCCCAACCGCTGAACTCGTTATACAGCCCGTCGTAACGCACTGCGCCGTCTGCGGTTTCATTAGGCATAGTAGTCCTCTAGGTAGTTGCTGTCGTCGCCGTTGTCGTCGTCCATATCGAGGAAGAAGTACGATACGGCGTATGTGCTGGTGTCGACACGGTCGTCACGGGCTCCACGGGGGAACGTAACATGCTGGTCGATGAAGTCCACGACCCACGGCTCCAGCTCCTTAGTCGGCAGCCACACGTTACCCGCTTCCCAAAAACCGGTCACGTCACGTACCCGCTGTTCCTTGTCCCTGCCCCCGGGGCTGACCAGCTCGATCGGGAACGAAAACTCGTCTCTCAGGTGCGCTTTAATGGCGGGGCCGTCTGCTTTGTCCTCCACCAGAAACCGGTCAGCGCTGCCCCACAGCCGGTCTTGGTACAGGTTGCGACACACCCTCAGCGTATCGGGCTGGTCCCATATCCCCCGCCGCTCGCGCAGCAGACAGGCCCGCTCGAAGTGCTCGGCATCCTCGTTGCGCTTCAGGCCCAGCCACAGCTGTATGCACGCCTCCGAGGAGCCTGCCCGGGTGCTACCCCCCTTCGGGTCACACACCCAAATCAGCTCCCGGTCAGGCCCGCTGAACATCGGATACGTGGTGTATCGGTACTGAAGCCAATCGCCCTTGAGCATCTCCCCCTCGTCTTGGACGGGCTTCTGGCTCATATGTGCACTGTAGACGCTGGGGCCCTTATACCGACGCTGTTGGGCGTGGTACTCCGGGCCGTGTCGGCTAGGGTGCAGGTACTGCCCGGCCTCGTTACGGGGGTCCTCGAACTCTACGGTACTCGGATTGAAGTCCGGGTCGTACGGGTCCTCTAGCACCAACGACTCGAAGCCTGCCACGTCCTCCAACCAATCGAAGTGGTCGGCAGTGTGTACACGCTGGCCGATGATGACCACGGTGCTGTCGTCGTCGTTGGTACGATCAAGGTACTTGTTTTTGAGCCAGTCGATCGTCCCTTTGCGCTTGGTACGCGAAAAGGCGTCCTCGACGTCCAGCAGGTCGTCCCCGTTCAGCCGATCCACCCGGTGCCCGGTGAAGCCGGCCCCGACGGAGGTGCGTACGAAGAACCCCTGCTCCTCGTTGCCGAAGTGGGTCTTGCCGTTGAGATCGGTCTTTTGGTTCCAACCGAAATACCGATTGTACCACGCCGACTGAACGAGGTCGCGGGTGCGCATACAGTCCCGCTTGCTCAGCTGCCCGTCGTGGGTGGCGTCGGCCCACTGTGTGGAGGGGTTGGAGGCCCACTCCCACGCAGGCCAAAAGACGTTGACCAGCAGGGACTTCATCGCCCCCGGAGGGCAGTTGATGTACAGCCGCTTAATGTCCCCGGCAGTCACCCGCTCCAGCGTCTCGCAGATGACGTCGTGGTGCCAGTTCCAGTCCAACGAAGCGCTGTGCAGCACGCCCCACGCACCGTCCTGCCCGTCCCCCTCTGGGTCGCCACCGTGAATGAAGGTGGCCAACGAGGCCCGCATACGGTCGGCCCGCTCTTGGCGTACCCGCTTCAGGTGCCCCCGCACCTTGTCAGACGTGACGTCGACTGCCGGGGCCACCGTTACGCCTCCCCGTCACTACCGTCCCCAGCAGCCCCGTACAGCAGGCCCAGCACGCGCTCGGCCACCGCCAGCTCACTGTCGTCCAGCTCGTCGAACACCCGCTCTAGCGCTTCGTCGTCCACCCCGTGCGTTACGCTCTGCTCGGAGGTCACGTTGGCGTCTATCTGAAGCATGTCAGGCGACGTGACTCCGATACGATCAAGCACGTCTTGAATCGCGTCCAGCTGTGTGCGGTCCCGTGCACCGGAGCCGTTCTTTCCCTGCCCGGCAGCCATCCCAAGCAGAAGCTGAGCCATATTGGGGGCCCGGTCGGCTAGCTCTTCGAGGGCCTCGTGCCTGGATTTCAGCAGCTTGTTACGGTGGACCTCGTCTTGGTGCGCGTCCCACGCTGCTGCCCGATCGAACCACTCGTTGTTCGCCGACCAAACCTTGAAGTGCGCAGCTGGCCAGTCTTGCCTCAGTCCTCTGGCAGCCCTGTACTTTTCCCACGCCATTCGTAAGCAGCGATTCAGCCCCAAATCCCGAAATATCCGAAACGCTTGCCACTGCGCATCCGACTCGTACGGTTGTCGTTCCCACGGCTCTAGCTCGCTCATCGGCTCGTCCTTTCCAGCGATTCAAATCGACTCGATTGAAAGCTCCAGCGATTCGGGCCTCGTGACTCGGGCCTCGTTTCCAACGAGTCAAATCGACTCGATTGAGCGGCTACTCGTCCAGCCGAGGCACCAGCCCCATCTCGGCCATCCGCTCCAGCGTCACCGCTACGTAACCGGGCTCCAGCTCTACGCCCCTACCCTGCCGGCCCAGCTGCTGGCAGGCTACCAGAGACGTCCCCGAGCCGCAGAACGGGTCGTACACCACGCCTCCACCGGGGCTGCCGTCGCTGATGAGCTGGGCCACTAGTGGCCCATATTCCTGTGTTACGGTATCGCCCGCCCCATTGGGCGTCAATCACGCACGAGGCGGTCTGTGCGCCGCTGGTCCAGCCACTCGTCGTCCAGCTGGGGCCACCCGGCCTCGGCGCCCTCTGCCGGCCCGTCAGGCTCCGGAAGGCCCGCACGCTGGCAGTGGTAGACGGTGCCGAAGCCGTCCACCCGGGGCGTCACCTGCCCCTCGCGCAGTCGGTTGCACAGCACCAAACGGAAGACCCCAGGCGCCAGCCCGTAGCTGTGGGCCACCCGGCGCAGCACGTCCCGCATCTGGGCCCAAGCTGCGGCGTCCTCGCGTACCTCGTGGCGCGGGGGTGCCTCGGCGTGGAACTCCCCGGCAGCCTCGGCCAGCTCATCGACGGCCATCTGACCCGGGTCGCGCCACCATGGCTCCCCCTTGTAGCCGTCGGCGAAGGCCACCTGCCCCACAGCCTCGGCAGGGAAGTCCAGCCCGTCAGGCGGTCGGCCCGCCGGCAGCTCGACGCCGTAGACGCCACACCACTCCTCGAGGAGCGGCCGGTCGGGCGTCCGGTCGATCTCTCGCCTCCGCTTGCGGCACTCCCGACCCGCCACAGCCTGCGGGCTGTGGCGCTGGACGCGGACGAGCCCCCAGACGCGCCATTCAGTGCAACGGCGACGTCGGTCGCCGCCCCGGAACTCGAGCTGCCAGTCGTGTCCGCCGTGGTCGTCGCAGTCGATAGGGCTGGTCATGTGCTCACTC